AGGTTTATATGCCAACATCCATGCCAAGCGTAAAAGAATCGCTGCTGGATCTGGTGAAAAGATGAGGAAACCTGGTACTAAAGGTGCGCCAACCGCAGCAAACTTTAAACGTGCAGCCAAGACTGCTAAGAAATAATGACAACAGCAGCCACAACAGAACTAGAAAGCGTCAACATAATGTTGGCTGCCATAGGAGAATCACCTGTTAATACTTTGACAGGAACATTACCTGCTGATGTGGTAATGGCTCAATCAACCCTTACTGAAGTTAACAAGGAAGTGCAGTCTGAAGGTTGGTCTTTTAATACAGAAATAGATGTAACACAGCAAAGAGATAGCAGTACACAACAAATAAATTTAAGTACTGATATTTTAAGAATAGATCCTAATATTCATCAACACCCTACAATTGATGCAATACAAAGAGGTCTAAAGTTATATGACAGATTAAATAATAAATATGAATTTGATGAAGACCTTATCTGCACTGTTGTTTATTTTAGAACTTTTGTTGAGATACCAGAACCTGCCAGAAGATATATAACAATTAAAGCTGCTCGTATCTTTGTTGATAGGTTAGTTAGTGATGATGGATTAAGGACTTATACATTACAGGACGAAACCAGAGCTAGAGCTATACTGATGGAAACAGATCTTGCTAATGCAGATCATAACTTGTTAAGAGGTGATCCTAGTCTTACAAGTGTTTTTGATACTTACAGTCCATCTAACGCATTAATTAGATAACTATGGCAGTTATATCTAGAGCTATACCTACTTTATTAAGAGGTGTATCGCAGTCTTCAGATGCTACAAAGCAAGCTGATCATGCTGATATACAAGATAATGCTGATAGTAACCCTGTTATAGGTCTTACAAAAAGATCAGGTCTACAGTATCTAGCTAATATAAGCACCTCTTCTTTAGGTAATGTTCATATCCAAACTATAAATAGAGATGCAAGTGAACAGTATGTAGCAGTATTTAGTAATGGAAATATCAAGGTATATGAATTAGATGGAACAGAAAAAACAGTAAACAAACCAGACGGTACAACTTACCTTAATACATCTGATCCTAGAAGTGTAATAAAGACTGTAACTATTGCTGACTTTACTTTTGTTGTTAATACAAGTATTGCAACAGCAATGGACACTACACTTAGCGGTGGTACTGATACGCAAGCTGTAGTCTTTATAAATCAGGCAATATCTAAAACTACTTATTCTGTAACGGTAGATGGTAATACAGTTACTGATGACACCACAGGAGATGATCCACTCAGTACAGATACAGTTGCAACTAATTTAAAAAACAGTCTAGATTCTGCATTGACAGGTTTTACAATTGCTCGTAATGGTCCTGTTCTACATATCAAAAAGAATGATGGCAGTAATTTTTCTATAGATGGTAGTGATACTCAGGGTGATAGCAAGATGACCATTGTTAAGGATTCAGTACAGAGGTTTACTGATCTACCAACAGTGTCACCTAATGGTTATGTAGTAGAGGTAAAGGGAGATGAAGATACTAACTTTGATAATTACTACGTTAAGTTTGTAACTAATAACGGAGGTACGTTTGAAGAAGGACAGTGGGAAGAGACAGTAGAACCTGGTATTACATTTAAATTTAATTATGGAACTATGCCCCATGTCTTGATCAGACAGGCTGATGGTAATTTTAGGTTTGCAAGGGTAGATGGAGATACTTACACCTTATCAGGAGTAACTTATACCTTACCTAAATGGGGAGAAAGAACAGTAGGTGATTTAGATTCAGCACCTAACCCTTCTTTTATTGGTAGAACAATAAATAATGTTTTCTTCTTTAGAAACAGACTGGGATTTTTAGCAGGTGATAATGTAGTTCTTAGTCGTGTATCAGAATTTTTTAACTTCTTTCCAGAGACTGTTATATCCGTTATAGATAGTGAACCGATAGATGTAGCAGCATCTCATACCAAAGTTGCTATCCTTAAACACGCAGTAACAGTGGGAGAACAGTTGATATTGTTTTCAGAGCAGACGCAGTTTGTACTTACATCATCATCAGATTCTCTTACCCCTAAATCAGCTAACGTCATAGTGGCAACTGAATTTGAAAGTAGTGCTGCTGCACAACCTGTAGGTTCTGGTAGCTCTATTTATTTCTTAACGAAGAAAGGATCTTTTGCTGGTATTAGAGAATATATAACACAAGGAGAAGAGATAAGAGATGCTGCCAATACTACTATTCATGTACCAAAACTAATACCAAGTAATATATTTAAAATGGCAGTATCTAATAACCAAGATGTATTGGTTTTGTTAGGTACAGATAATCCAAATAAGCTGTATATCAACAGATGGTTATATGGAAATGATTTTAGTAAGATATTAAATTCTTGGTTTACTTTTACTATCAACAGCAACAGGTCTATTAAAAATGTAGATTTTATTGGTACAGATTTATATGCAGTAATAGAAGAAGCTAATAATGTAACTTTAGAAAAGATACCGTTTGAAACAGACTTCACTGAAAGTAATGCAACTTTTGAATACCATTTGGATCATAAGGTAACAGAAGCAACTACAGGTGTCAGTACCGCTTTTAGTAGTGGTGTAACTACATTTACTGTTCCTTACAGGTTAAGAGCCAGTATGAATATTATTGGTCGTTACTTAGGTAGTGGAGAGACAAGTACTTATGTTGATGCTAACGGTGCAACAAAAACTTTAGTACCAGGTCAGGTTATACAGACGACTAATACTTCTGATGGTTCTACTTCTACTATTACAGCTACAGGAGATTATAGAAATAGTAAATTTATCATTGGTGAACCTTATGAAATGCACTATAGGTTTAGTAGTCAAAGATTAACTTCTGGTAGTGGTAGTGAAGGTGGTAGTGAATTAATCAGTGGTCGATTACAACTGCATCATTTCTATATCAAGTTTGAAGATACAGGATTTTTTAAAGTAGAGGTTACACCAGAATTTAGAACAACATCAACACATGAATTTACTGGTAATTTACTAGGAGCAGCATCTAGTACGATAGGACAGATTAATTTAGAAACAGGTACTTTTAGAGTGCCAATAATGAGTAGAGCCGATAGAGTTAATATAGATGTAAAGAACAGTACGTTTTTGCCTACACAATTATCCAGTGCAGAATATGAAGCGATGTTCCATATGAGGAGCAGAAGAGTCTGATGGGGCATTTAAGAAAGGCTAATTTAGAAGACCTTAGATATGTTGCTAACAACATGAGGGAAATGGATAAGTTGGAAGCATTTTATCAATCAGGGCAAGAACCCTTGCAAGCCCTTCAGTTTACTTATATTTGCAGTAAGGTAAATATGGCAATAGCTGATGATAATGACCAGCCTATAGGTCTTTGTGGCGTAGTAGAAGGTGGTGTTATATGGATGGTTGCTACAGATAAGTTATTTGAAAATACAAAATATAAAATACAACTAATAAGAAAAGGACGTAAATGGGTAGAAAGCTTGTTGAAAAAATACAAAGTCTTATATAATTTTGTATATGCAGAGAATGATTCTGCTATCAAGTGGTTAAAGTCTCTTGGGTTTACTTTTATTAATTACCACGAAAGATATGGAATACAAGGTAAACCATTCTACGAATTTCTGAGGATCGCATAGATGTGTGTATTTGCTGCTGCTGGACCAGGTATTTTAGGTTTAGGTGGTGCTGCCAGCAATCTTTTTATTGGATCTTTAGGTCTTAACTTAGCTTCTGGTCTTGCACAAAGATCTGCTGCACAGTCAGCAGCTAATCAGCAATATCAATCAGCACTTATAGCAAACCAATCAGCAGAAGATTCAAAAAGACTTCAACAACAAGCATTAGCAGAAGAGAAATCAGAAACAGAGAAATCATCAGCACAGAATATATTTGCTAAAAATATAGAAGCCTTACAAGCAAGAGGAAGAGTTATTGCTTCAGAAAGATCAGGTCTTACTGTTGATTTACTACTTGCTGATCAAGAAAGACAAGCTGCTAATTTTAGAGAATCTATAAATCAATCATTAGAATCAGCATCAAGACAATACACTAGAAATGTAAAAGGAACTGAAGCACAATTTATGAATAGAAGAAATCAACTTCAGAGTAATGTGAACCAAGCTTATAACCAGATCCCTTCATTAGGTAGTACCTTGCTTAATGTAGCCACTCAAGGATTATCTTCTTACGCTTCTCTAACAAACTAATGACATCTAGTTTTCAAAGTACAGCTTTTCAATCCTCTGCAAGACCTGTAGATACTTTTGTAGCACCTCCTAGTGTTCAACCCAAGACAGGTATTGAACAATTAGCTGAAGCGTTGCAATCAATAAACCCTGCTTTGCAAAGTTTTATTGGTTCAAGACTAGAAAAAGCAGTTGAGGAAGAAGAAGCAGAAGGTACAGAATTAGCGATAGAACAGGCTGCTACTAATTTTAAATCTATTAGTAAAAGTGTTAAGAAAGCTGATGGTGAAGATGCAGCAAGACAACTGATAGGTGGAAGTATCTTTGCTGATCGTGCTTACCAAAGAACTAAAACAAAAATTCTAGGTAGTAACTTAGAAAGTGCATTAGCTAATAGTTATGCAACAACACAAATAGATGGTCAATCTCTTAATGCTTTTTCTTTTGAATCACCACAATTTCAAAATTGGTTAGAAGGAGAAAGAACAAAAGTTGTTGATAAATTAGGTGATATAAATCCTACTTATGTAAATAAATACTTTCTACCAAAATTAGCAGATGCCACGGCTTCTATTACATCAAAACATATAGAACAACATCAAGAATATAACTTTGAAAAAATAAAACAAACAGCAGTACCTCTTGTTGAACAAATAATAGTTTTAAGAAATAACCCTTTTGTTGTAACTCCAGATAGCGTTTCCTTACTAATACAAGATTTTGAAAACGAAATTAATGATTTAGGTATATCGGGTAAAGAAAGATCATCCATAAATGATTTACTTATAAAAGTAATAAACAGTGAAGCAGAAGCAAAAGGTCTTGAAGGTGATGGAGATAGTGAAGGTGCTTTAGATGTTTTAGAAATAGCAGAATTATTTCCTTATGGACCTAACGGTTCTAGTAACCTTTCAAAACATCCAGATTTTCAAAGCAAAGCAAATACTCTTAAAAGACAAATTGCTGATTATGAAAATAAAACAGAAAGAACTAATGAAATTAGAAAAAAAAGAGAAAAAGAAGAAGATAAAGTAAATAGCATTAGTTTGTATTTTGAAGCTTTAAAAAATAATGATTCTAATGCTGAACAAATTATTACTGATTTAATTGGCAGACAACCAGAATTTGCAACAAAGATAAGAAGTAATGTCAGTGCTTTAGAAGGTCCACAAATACGAACAGAATTTTTAAAACTACAACTTCAAATACGCAATGGAGATTTTGGTACAGAAGCACTAGCTGGTGAAGCTGTTTTAGATTTTCTTCAATCAACTTCCAAATCTACTGAAGCTATTAATCTTGCTCAAGATTTAATGAAGCAAGCAACACAAGTACAAAATGGTTTATTTACAAGTGTTAATAGATATGTTTCTGAATACGACACATTATCAAAACGTCTACTAAGAAAAGATGGCGTATCAAATATATTAGGTCAGTTGTTTGGTGATGCAAGCACTAAGCAGGTAAATAATAGAAATGAATTTGCTGATAATTTAAGACAGTTTGTATTAGATAATCCACAAGCAAGTGAAGGAGAAATCTTTAAAGAATATGTACGATTAAGAGAGATAGGATTTAAACAATTACGAACAGAAGAGAAGAAACCTGATCCTGATCCACTACCAAAAATACCTGGTGTGCCAGATGTTTCTCCTCTTAATGATGTAGAACCAGGAGCAGCAAGCGAAGTGACACAAGCAGATATTGACAGAGAAAAAGCGTTAGATGCAGAAGAAGAACCAAAGATTAATTTTAGCAAGGACAGTCGAGTTCAATCAATTATAAAAGCAGCTAAAGAACTTGGTATAAGTCCAATTCCTCTAGCAGCAGTTATTGCACAAGAATCTTCATTTAGACCTTCCGTAGTAAGTACGGACAAGGCTACAGGTAAAAAATATACAGGTCTTATTCAATTTGGTCCTTATGAAATAGCAAAGTACAAAATAAAAGCCAATATGACTTTTGAAGAACAAATGGTTGCAGTTGCAAGCTTTTTAAAAGATAGAGGTGTACAACCAGGACATGGTGCTAAAGAAATATATGCAGCTATATTTACAGGTAATGTGTCTAACCTTGATAAAGGTGGTGCTGATTGGGCAGATTCTAATGGTACTACCGTAAACAAAGCATTACCTAATCTTTCAAAAGGAGGATCTAAGTATAAAATGGCTATAGATTTCCTACAACAAACAGGCACATATTTACCAAAACCTAATTAACTATGACTAATTCAAATCCATTAGCTCGTTTTCGTAGAGACAGACAAGAAGCTGGTGAAGAATTTCGTGAGAAGTTAAAGAAAGGTGGTGAACAGATAAAACAAACTAAAACATCAAAAGTTATTAGAGGTGCTATATCTGGTCCTATAAAAGCGATCAATGAAACAATAGAATTTGTAGACGATATTAAAGATTATGTAAAAGGTAATCCTTACGATAATAATGATTTCTTCCCTTTACAAAATACTTTTTTAGAGACAGAAGATGATCAAGACGATCCTTTTTATAAAATACCGCAAGCTGTAACACAGTTTTTACTGCCAATGGGTCTTATAAGCAAAGGCTTAAGTAAAGCAGGTATGGCTAATGTCTGGGCTAGAAATGCTTTGTCAGGTTTTGTAGCTGATACTGTTGTTCAAGATCCATTAGAAGAAAATCTTTTTAATATGTTGGATAACCATCCCAGATTAGAAAGTCCTATTACTGAAATATTAAAAACGGATGAAGATGCAAGTGTCGCAGAAAACAGACTTAGACAAGCAGGTGGTGGGTTCTTGGCAGGTGAAGTAGTTACAGCTTTAGGTCTAGGTATTAAAGGTCTAAAGAAGTCACCAGAGCTAGTTGATCGTATTGTAAAAAGATTAGATGAAAGAAAAAAAATAAAGGTAAATGATTTTACGACTGATAATCTTGGTGATGAAATTATTGATGTAGTTCCAAAGAAACAACCAATTACTAAAAAAACAAAAGTTTCTAAAGACCCAAAAATACAAACTACATTTAATCCTAAATTTACTGGTACTTCAGAAGAAGTTCGTACTAATCTTTTAAATTTAGCTGAAGAATTAAAAAAGAAAGATGCTAATAATACATGGCCTTACAGAAGAACCTTTGCTGATATGGCTGCTGCTGCAAATGCAAAACTACCAGCAGACATCATAGAAGAAGCACGTTTCTTTAATCAAACATACGGAAGAGGTGGAGAGAGAGACTTACCTGCGACATTAATATCAATGAATCAGTTGATGAATAAAAACGCTAATGATCTAGCAGATTTAGCTGCACAATTAGATATGGCAACAACTGTAAATAATACAGAAGCCATTAAAGAATTAGGTGATCAATTAGTTAGAGAAGCAGAAGTCTTAAATTCACTTGTCTATATCAACAAACCTTTAAAATCAGTACCAGCACAAACATTAGCTGCTAACAAGGTTGCAGGTGGAGCAGGTAAAGCAGCAGCAACTGCTGATGATCTAGTCTCTAAATCACCAGTGGCAGGTGTACCTGGCAATATAGAAGATGCAGCAAAAGCAACAACAGAAGCTGCTACAGATATGGATCAAACTTTAAAAGAAGTTGTTGATCTTGCAAAGGAAGGTAATAAAGAAGCTACTAGAAAGCTAAAAAATATTACTAAAAAATTACAAGCTGCTAAAGGCAACCCAGAAGCCATGAGAGAAATGGCTAGAGGAGGATTTTTAAGAAAAGCATTAGAGATTAATAATGAATTATTTATAAATGCCATCCTCTCAGGTCCACAAACACACGCTGTAAACGTTGTCTCTACTGCCTTAAATACGTTAGTCAGACCTTTTGATCAATCCGTTGGAAGTCTTATGAAAGGTGATATGACAGGATTTATGAGAGGTGGTAAAGAATTATTTTATATAGCACAATCTAGTGGAGATGCTTTAAAAGCAATGGTAAAAGCATTTCAAGTAGAAGACAATATTATTAATCCAAGCTCTATGATTGATGACAGAGCAGAAGCAGCAAAACGTTTTAGAATTAGAATGGATGGTCCAGGTTGGATTCCTTCATTAGTTAATTTTGCTGGTACTGCTGTAAGATTACCTTCCAGATTTTTATTATCAGAAGATGAATTTTTTAAACAAATAAACTTTAGGGCTTATGTAAAAGCAACAGCTTGGGAAAATGGAGTAAAAGCTGGTCGTACTGGTAAAGGTTTAAAGAATTATGTAGAAGAACAGTTTGATAAGACTATTGAGATTGTAAACAAAAACAGCATGGCAAATGTAGATGATCAAAACATTTTAGATTTATATGAAAAAGCACAGCAATATGCTGCTGAAGTTACATTTACTAATGATTTACCACAAGGAACTTTTGGAGGTGATTTTCAAACATTTATAAACAAACATCCATCTGCAAGAATATTTTTTCCATTCGTAAGAACACCAATCAATATATTTAAAACATTAGGAAGGAGAACAGCTTTAACAGCACCATTTATGGATGAATACAAACAGGCTCTTAAAAGTACTGATCCTTCCGTAGCAGCCAAAGCAAGGGGTGAATTAGCTACTGGTAGTATGCTATGGGTTACAGCAGGTGCTGCTGCTTTAGGTATTAGTGATGATTTTTCTGAAATTGCTATAACAGGTGGTGGTCCAAGAGACTTTGATTTACTTAATCAAAAACGACAAACAGGATGGCAACCATATAGTTTTAGATTGTTAAAAAAAGATGAGACTGGTGAACCACTTATTGGTGCTGATGGTAGACCAGAATATAAATATATAAATTACCAAAGATTAGATCCTTGGTCTTCTTTCTTGGCTATGTCTGCTGATATAACACAAATAGCTGGACAACTTGATTATCAAGATAGGCAAGATTTAGCAGTAGTTGCTGTAACTGCTTTATCTAGAAACATTACTAACAAAACTTATTTACAAGGTATTGCTGAATTAGCAGCACTAATAAATGGAGAACCTTATGTCTTGGAAAGCTATTTACAAAAAAGATTAGCTGCAACTGTTCCATTTAGTGCTTTGGGTAGAACAATTAAAAAAGAAAATGATCCTACAATAAAAGACAAAAGACCTAAAGCAGGTGATGATGGAATGGTTTTTGTAAGAAGATTTTATAATGAGCTTGCTGCTGTTGTTCCTGGCTTTGGTAATTTAAAACCAAAACAAAATTTTATTACAGGTGCATTAGTAGAATATTCACCTGGTTATGGGCCTGATAATGTAGATCTTTTAAATCCAATAAGAACATCAAATAGTGTTAATAACTTAGTAATGACAACATTAGATGATATTCAAATGAAAGTAGCTAAACCTAAAGATCGTTTACTCGCAACAGATAAATTTACTGGCATTGAATTAAATTCAGATCAATATCAAGAATATGTAAATACTATTGCTTTTACAAAAATAAAAGGCAAACGCATGGTTCATGCTTTATACGAAACAATGCAAAGAAAAGAAGTAAAGGCAATATTAGCAACAGCAAGAGGTGAAGATATTACAGCAATCAATCAAGACATTTCAGTTGCTGCTCAAGAAAGAGCTAGAAGAGATGCACAAGATATTTTTAGAGATATAATAAACGCATATAAAAAACAAGGTAGAATAGACTGGTTGAAAAAACCAGAGAATCGTGATTTAGTAAAGGAATATGATGCAAATGTAAATGCTATCAATCAAACCAAAAACACTTCCATCTTAGAAAACTATCTACAATCTATTTCTAACTAATCATGGCTACTAACACTGCTGCATCCTTTTCTACACCTACTGCTAACGGTACTGCTGGTCCTTTTAACATAGGTTTTAATTATCTTGCACAATCAGAGATTGATGTAACTGTTGATGGTGTTTTAAAAACTCTTGGTACTCATTACACCTTTCATAGTACTACCCAAATATCTTTTACCTCTGGTAACTTTCCTACTTCTGGACAGGCAATAAGATTTCAAAGAGATACTGATATATCAGCTAAAAAGGTAGATTTTATTAATGGTAGTGTTCTTACTGAAACAGATCTTGATAATAATAGTGACCAGGTTTTATTTGGTTTACAAGAATTTGTTGATGAATTAAATACTAATGTTGTTAAAAGAGATGGTACTCAAACCATTACTAATAACCTTGTATTTGAAGGGTCTTCTGATGATGCAAATGAAACTACTTTAGGTGTAGTAAATCCTACTGCTGATCGTACAATAAACCTACCTAATGTTTCTGGTACTGTTGTCACTACAGGTGATACAGGTACAGTTTCTAACGGCATGATTGCTGATGATGCTGTTAATGCTGCAAAAATATCTGATGCTGATTTAAAGTCTTTATCTAGTTGTCAAACAGGCAGTGCTGCCAGTATTGCTAATCTAACTAATAATGAAGTATCAATTCTTGATGGGGCAACAGTAAGTACCACAGAACTGAATACGTTAGATGGTGTTAATAGTACTCTTACTGCTTCAGAATTAAACACACTTGATGGTATTACAGCTTCTACAGCAAACCTTAACCAGCTAACAAATAAAGAAGTAGAAACTTCTATAACAGCTAACAGTGATGCAAAGATACCAACATCAAAAGCTGTTAATGATCGTATCCTTACTGTTACTAATGCGTTAGGTGGTTTTGTAGCAATAGCAAATGAAACATCTTTCCCTTCTACACACCCTGATCCTAGTAGTAATGCTGGTACTGTAGTTTCTATATCAGATGCAGGTGGGGTTGTTGTTAATAGTAGTGGTGTTGCTTCTATATCTAATGGTGCAGGTAGTTCTACTGTTACCATAAATGGTTTTCCTTCTGATCTACAAAGTAAAACTTTAGGTAGTGGTGTTGGTCTACAGGTACAAACAACAACTACCTTACATACTTACACTTATCACAAGGTCTTATTAAAAGAATCAGATCTTATAAATCTTAGTAATGATATTGATGATTTTGGTAATAGATATAGAGTTGTAGATACAACACCATCATCTAATAATGATGAAGGTGATTTAATCTTTAGAAAGTCTGATAATAAACTTTTAGTATTTAATGGTACTGCTTACCANGAAGCTAGTTCTGTTGGTAACTTTCATACAAATACCTTAAGTAGCTATAACGGTACTGGTGGTAATACTGCAACCTTTAATGGTAGTGCTTATAGATTTAATATTGACCACCCACCAGAATTAGCAGAACAGTTACTTGTAAGTATTAATGGTGTTGTACAAAAACCTAATAGCGGTACAAGTCAACCAAGTGAAGGTTTTGCAATAAGTGGATCATCAGTAATATTTAGTGCTGCCCCTGCCAGTGGATCAGATTTCTTTATCATTACTATTGGTAAGTCGGTAGATATTGGTACTCCTAGTGATAATACAGTTACTACAGCTAAATTGGTTAATACTTCGGTATCAACAGAAAAGATACAAGATAATGCTATTACAAGTGCAAAGATAGTAGATGGAGCGATTGTAAATGCTGATATAAACGCAAGTGCAGCGATTGATGTTAGTAAGTTATCTGGTGTTTTACCGCTTGCTGGTGGTGCGGTAACTGGCAATCTTGATCTGGGTGATAGTAACAAGATAAGACTAGGAGATTCTCAAGACCTTCAGATTTACCACATATCAAGTCAAGGTAGTATTATAAATCATTTTGGTGCGAATCATTTAGTTCTTAGATCAGGAAATAATATTGATTTGAGGTCTGCAAATGATGATAGTTATTTTGCAAAGTTTGTTGAAGATGGAGCAGCAGAAATATATTTTGATGGCAGTAAAAAGTTAGAGACAAATGTTGATGGAGTTCAAGTTACAGGTAGTACTGGTGCTTTCTTAGAAATTAGAAGTTCAGGTGCTTATGATGCTGGTTTAGTACTAACAGCTAACAATAATAATAATACAGATTGGTCAATAAGAAATGATGAATCAGCCTCTAATTTATTAGATTTTAGATTTAATGGTACTCATAAAGCGAGTCTAGATAGCAGTGGTGGTTTATCAGTTACAGGAAACATCACAGTATCAGGCACAGTAGATGGTGTAGATATAGCTGCTCTTAATACAACTGTTAGTGGTAAGTTATCAAATATTGTTGAGGATACATCACCACAGCTAGGCGGTGCTTTAGATACTAATAACCAAAATATTGAATTTGGTGACGTTGGCAACTTAACTCAAAACCGCTTAAGGTTTGGTGCTAGTAATGATTTGTCTATATTTCATGATGCTGGTAGTTCAACAAACTTTATATCTACTGTTGGTAATAATTCCTGTTCAATTACAAGTGAAAGAACTGATTTTAAAAATGGTAGCAACAATGAGACTTTCGGTTCATTTATAGCTAATAGTGCCGTAGAACTGTATTTCGACAACAGTAAAAAGTTTGAGACAACTTCAACTGGAATAACTGTAACAGGAGCTATCACTGGAACGGCAGACGCAACCATAAATTCAGTAAATATAGGTAAAGGTGCAAACTCTGTTGCTAATAACACTGTTCTTGGAGAAGGTGCTTTAGATGCTGCTGTTACTGGTAATCATAACGTGGCTATAGGTAAATCTGCTTTAGGAGCTAATACTTCTGGTTTTTCAAACGTAGCAGTAGGTAGGTTAGCTTTACCAAACAACACAACAGGTGATTCTAATTTAGCCGTAGGAACTAACGCTTTAATGAGCAATACTACAGCAAGTAATAATACTGCTGTAGGAACTGCTGCTTTATCATTAAACACAACTGGTTTTTATAACACAGCCGTAGGTGCTTACGCTTTAGATGCTAATACAACTGCTAATTATAATACTGCAATTGGTAAAGACTCATTAGGACTAAATACGACAGGTAATAGTAATAATGCTGTTGGAGCGGGATCATTAGATGCAAACACAACAGGAACAGCCAATAATGCTTTTGGTGTAAATGCTCTAGGAGCAAACACCACCGCAAGTAATAATACAGCTTTTGGTC